CTGGATATAGTCCCGCACAGCTATCTAAGGCTCTGCGAGATCCCGCCAGCCCTGTACTGAAGACATTGTCTATCGTCTTTAAGAATGATGCGGATCGTGCCGCAGAAGTGGTACGCTTGATGGAGATTCAAGACCTGATCGTAAATGGACGTGCGCTTCGTGGAGATACATTCGGATCTACTACGAGCTACGACAAAGACGTTAAGAAGGTTGTGGATCGAGTAGTCGTACTCAGCTTGGGTGTCCTGAATCCTAAGGCGACAATCGCTCGTAACTTAGGCGAGGCGATGACCAAAGGCTATAGAGAACAGCTAAAGGTCTCGGCGGATGCTACCTTCGATCTTATGGTAGCCAGCCCAGAGAAGTTCAACGAAATCATGCAGCTACTCGCCAAGAATAACGAAGAGGGCGCAGTGTCGATTCTATCTCGTCATCTAGCTCGTGCAGGTTATGGTTCGTTCATGGATGAGCAAACACGGGAAGCACTACCCATAGAATAAAAACAACCCCTTCAGGCTTTCGCTCGAAGGGGCTGCATTCTAACTTGAAGTGCAGTGACCAAACCACACTATCATGTATTGTTATATAGATCCAAGGCTCTGAGGTCAATCGGCTTCAGGGCTTTTTTCGTCTTTTTCAGGCTCTTCTGGTCGATTTTTTTCGAACAGAGACACCTCGAAGATGGATCGATTCAAGAGCCAGTGCATGTATGGGATGCTATTGACTGAACTGTTCATATAAACCTGTCCATTTTCATCGAAACCACAGACTAAGACGGCTTGTAGACCCTTCTCGGTTGCTTCTTTAAGGGTTGCTTCTACTTGTTCCACAATATTCTCCTATGTGGCTGCGCCGAGGGTGTAGAATGCTACTTTCTCGGCTGGGATGTCGTAAAAACGCTCTCCGAATGGGGATTTGTAGTTAGGTACTTCCACACACGGTGCGTCCGCTACTGTTTTGCGGCCCACACGGGCCACGGCGTGTAGTCCTCGATTAAAAACGAGAAACTGGGTGGGTTTGGTGAGGAATTTGGCCTTACGGACAGGGATATGGAGAGTATCGTAGGAGAACTTGACCCCATGCCAACTCTTCTTGACCTCTACCTCGCAGTAGAACGTCTTATTCTTGCCTCGCACGACTAGATCCACACCAAACTCGTCTTCGTGGTCATAACAGGAGTATCCTGCGTGACTCCAAAAGGTTTTGGCCCGTTCACGGGCTGGTGCGTCGTATAGATTAAACTCAGACCGCTCGAATTCCTTGTACATTCGACATGTACCCCTTTTGGTTTTCAACGTAGGCCGAATTAAAGCCTCGTTGCCATTCCTTGTGGTTTAGAGACCCGCTAGAGAATGGAGAGTTAAAGTTACCTTTGCGGAATGCTTCGATTCCTTTACGAAAGGCGTGTTCAAGTGTTTGGTTGCTCATAACCTACCTCTTGGCTAGTAGCTCCTTGTATGTCCCACGTTTTAACTCCGTCATTAGTTCTAGACGCTTCTCTTCGCTGTAGGCTAACCACATTCGAATGTCGTCTGTGTGTCTGCCGCACCCAGTGCAATAATCACCTTCGATGCGACAGACCTTGATGCATGGTGTGCTTATATCCCGCACGTTCCGCCTGACCCTGAGATGTCACAGATGTCGTGCGTCTCGATGTGTTCCTCGAACTCTTCACCGAGCTTATCGACGGCCTCTTGGTATGGCACTGAGGTCAGAGGCTGACCGCCACGAGACCCATCAGGATAACAAGTGAAGCCACGTAGTCGGGGTGCATACTTAGCCAACGTATTAGCAAAGTCTTCAACCGTATCATCATTGTTCAGCTTACTTCCGTATGAAGGTAGATTGATCGTAGACGAGATGGACATATCGACGTAGTCCTGCACATCCGCTTGGAATGCCATCCGACGCTCATAGTCCTGCGCTAGATCCAAGGCGGACTCCACGTTCTCTGGATCTGCTCCATAACGATCAATAAGTTCTTGGGCTGCGCTATCTACCACGTACTGGTACATCCAACGGTTCTGGCCTTTTAGATACCGACGCTTGTAGGCTACGGCAAAAATAGGCTCCACACCTGTAGAAGTGCCAGCAAGAATACCAATGGACCCAGTAGGTGCAATAGCCCTGTTTGCAACAGGAACTGATACAGACAAACGATCAGCAGTCTCACGGCTAGTGCGATCCGAGACCCCACGGTAGACAGACAACCAAGCATGTAGCTCGGGCGTAACTTCATAACGATAACCTCGTTTGATCAGCCATTCATGCATACCCATGAGACCAAGTCCGAGGCGGCGGTTCTTCTCTCTAGTCTTGTAGACTTTTTCGTAGGGCAGCTTGGCTTTCAATGTGCCGCAGATTAAGAACTTGGTTACAGCTTCTACGATCTGAGACATCTCTTGGATGCTTTCGATGCGGCCCATGTTAATGCTCGATAGGTTACACACATCACTGTCGTCGGCTGACGTGACCTCTGTACAGGCGTTCCGTAGTGTCTCCTTCTCCTTGTCGAAGAAGTTGAATGAGAAACCCGGCTCGGCTGTCTTCAATGCCTGACGCACGTTCTCAGTGAACACGGCTCCCGGCTTTCCTGTCTCGTAGTACTGTAGCAGCCAGTCTGTATCGTAGTTGACCGAGATGTTGGTCATGTCTAACGGCGCAGGGAAGTTGAAGTCGTCTTGCTTAACATCCCAGTAAGTTGCACCAGTCTTGCCAACTGACATGTTTTGCCAATCTTTTGCCACTAGGAACTCGTTGATGTCTCCATGCTGCCAGTTCAATGACGCATAGATAGCTGATCGACGGCTGCCGCCTTGCATTACACGGCGTCCAATTTCGTTGATCATATTCATCTTAGGGATCGGGCCAGACGCTTGTCCGCCTGTCTTCTCAATAGGAGATCCCGCTGCACGATAGACTGAGTAGTCTACACCGATGCCGCCGCCTGTCATCAAGGCACTCTCCGCCTTCCACGACAAATCGGCCCAATCTTCTCGGGTATCTTCCTCTGCCTTCAGCAAGTAGCAGTTGTTAAAGAACTTGTTTGGTCGCCCTGCATAATACAGATACCGTCCGCCAGCTACCCACTTCATGTCACGGTGTGTCTCGTACAGGAAGTCCTGTTCTTCCTTTGTTAAATATTCACCACACACGTCTTTGATAAGGGTCTTAGACAGTTGGTCCCATGTCTCTGCGCCTTCGTGCTTATACTTATGATTGAAGATGTCTTCGCTAAACTTAGACCGAAACATTGGGTTCAAGTTAGATTTGAAATTGCTCATTATTACCTCACCGATTATCGCCAGAGCCTTGGATTACGCCCCGTGCCATTCTGCTATTCAATTTGTCTAGATTTCGTTGGGCGATTGTTTCCATACCGATGCCCAAGTCGGTACACAGGGCGGCGATGTACCAAAGTACGTCACCCACTTCGTCTGCGATCTTCTCTCGTTCCGTTGGATCGAAGTGTCCATTCTTGTCACGTAAGACCTTCTTGACCTTACCTGCTACTTCACCCGCTTCACTGACTAATCCGAAGGTCGGGTATGTAATTACGTCTGCGTCTGGGTAAACTGCCGTCTTAGACGCTTGAGTTTGATAGTCTTCAAAATTCACTGCTACTTCCTTAATTGTGGGTTTCCATTTTTGCTCCACCCACTGACAGGACAGACTCTTGTCGTATGTGAGTAGAAAGCGATGCTTGCGGGTTCTGGGACGCCACTCGCCGTCGAGGCCTTTAACCTTGCCTCTAGAGTGCTTCTTGAACGTCCCATCGGGCTGCTTAATCCAGAAGTCATTCTTGGCGTCGGACAGTCCGTAATATCTAAAATTCGAGGCGGCATAGACGGTGCCTTGATGGAAGTCGTTATCTGCGTAGGATAAGATCGAGCGTACATACTGAGACGCTTTGAGCTTGCGTACTGATCGGCTAACAAACCAACTGGCTAGGTTATGCTCAGACGATTGATGCTCGGGATGCAGTACCAATCGAGATAGCTCCCAGAACCCATCCTGTTCTGTGCGTGGTAGGCCAAAGCAACCCTTGAGTAACTCAGGCACAGGCCAGCCAGTAAAGATACACACACCCACCAGATTGTCTCTGTGATGCAGCCCAACATTAAAGCCAGACTTGAATCCCTTCGATATGTTGGAAAGATAGTGGTATCTTTGTAGGAGAGGTACGCAAGCAGTCTTGCTGACCAAGCGAACCGAGTAGTCCGCCTTACTCATCTTCGCCCAGTACCTCGACAATCTTACTGATATACCACTTCGATTTCTTGAGATCCTCAACGGCCTTGCCTTTGTACTTGAATCTCCAGAGGTACTTCATTGCATTGCCTTGGCAGTACGAGATGAACCCGTCTTCACCTAAGGCGTGATAGATCGCTTCGATGCATTCAATACCACTCGTATTGTAGTGTGGTGGGTGGTTCACCATGTCATTGGCTTCATCGAGAGTCAGCGTGTATTCTGTGGCGTCAAAGTCCATTCTGTTCCTCGTATGCATCAGTTGAGTTTGTTCTTGCTGAAGGGGATAACCTTCTTGTCTTTGAGAGCTTCGAGTAGCTCTTCGTCTGGCTCAAACTCGATCTCAGTGGATTGCTGCAAATTGTTTATTGTCCGCAGAAAAGTGCCTATCATCACGACATGCTCTGTCGCCGACTCCATCATTGTCTGTAGGCCGTTGAGCATATCGATGTAGAAGTGTGCCTGTTCTTCTGAGACATCGTCGGTAATGTTGTGACCAGAAAATACCTCGACTTCACCATCGTCTAAGATGCGTAGTCGTAGTAGTAGCGTGTCGGGTTCAAGATCCTTGGGGTCCATGCCTGTCCTTCATCAGTTTTAAAAAGAATTCTGCGTCGATCACCGCCAAGGGCCGCTTTCGATCACCCTTGATGATGGCTATTGGCTCGGCCCCCTTGGGGGCATTAGCCTCGGCTTGTTCCACTACCTTGTAGATGGCGAAGGACTTGAAGGCCTTGCATTCGATGGACAGTGGTAGGAGCTTTCGGGCGGCCGGTGATAACTGTAGATCTTCACCACCAGCCCCCATACTCGTGGAGCGCACATCACCTTCCTCTAGTTGAGGAAATATCTCGTAGATCTTGTCTCTGACCCACTGTTGGTGCTTGCGTCCCTTGGCTTTGGCGGAACTAGGTTTGATCGCCATTAAGCTCTTCTCCCTCATACTGGGTGTACCAGTAATACCGAGGGTTCTTAGCCTTAGACATTGTCTGCGGTAGATGCTTCGCCTTAGGCCAACACGAGCCTAAGTAAGAACAGAAACTACATTGTTCAGGCAGTCGCTTTGAACCTGTAGGCTTACGATTGAACGTCTCGTCCTCAGGCTCAAAGCAACGCTTGAACTCGCCATCAATGTTGTCAATCTTATTGATGATTTCCTTCAGCGTAGATTTCTTACGCTTCGGGTCATCGGGGCACTCGACAAACTTCACATGGCCTGTCGATTTGTCCACAACGATCCAGCCACCTGCTTTTTTCTTTTGCGCCATAGAATAGACCATCAACTGATCTACATAGCCAAAATCATCGTTGTCGGCTAAACCCTCAAATCCATCACTCCACTTGTGAGAGAAGGCCCAAGGGCTGGCGGACTTTGTGTCCCATACCGCATCATCGATGTCGATGTCGGACTCTCCTTTGATCTCGGTATCCTTAACCTTCAGAGAGACCTTGTCCTTGCCACCAGTGATGTTGAAGTCTGCTACCCGTAGCAACACCTCAATAATACACTCGATAGCATCACCGTGCATCATGCGTACAATATGATTGTAAGGCATACGACTGCGAGGCTTCCCCATCTTCTCCATCTGGAGTTGGCAGAGGGGTCGCCCTGCATTAGAACCCCGAATGCGGAAGTTGTCTTCTGGCTCTCGCAATAACTGCTTTGCCATAGCCTCTTTCCACATCTCCCCTGCGTCGTCGATTATCTGATAGACGTTCTTCTTATCAGCAAGAAGATCATCATTCTCATTATTCGACAGACGCTCTAGGAGTCGGTGTAGTCGTATTTCGTATGGATGTTCCATTACTCGTGATCGTCTTCCAGATCAGAGTCCAGAGCTTCCATAGCCGCCACATCAATGGCGTCCAGACCACCCAACGATGCGTTGTACTTCGTCTTAATCTTCTCATTCTCAGAGGAGATCATATCGGCAAAGTGTAACATGGTCTGGTATGTGTCGTCGTCTAGAGCCACAGGATTTAGTAGGTCAGGCTCATAGTCGAAGGTATAGTATACCACAGATCCCATCTCCTGTTCAATGGCACGAACTGTCACCCAGAAGTCTTTAAAGTCTCGTCCTTTGATATTTCGGATAACCTGATCCTCGAAGGTCATATAGTTACCACGCTTGTTCATCAGGATCATCGGCTGGTTCTCGATCTCAACCTCTTCACCGTCCGCCGTCACGCCTTTGTAGGACACAAGCCCACGTAGCTGGCGAAACAGATCGATGCTTTTGAATCGAGCTTTTTCTTCCTTTGTCCAGTCCGCCATCTCCTTAGAGGTAGGCTTACCGCAGCGAATAGTGCCTAGTTCATCGATAGGCTCCATTGAGAACCGTGGGATCATCACGGTCTTGTTTCGAGGTCTCATTTCCTCTTCGTCGAAGTCGATCCACTGGAACACCTGAGACAGTACACGGATCTTCACTTCTTCTGCGTAGACCTCTTTGTCGAGGCCTTTCACATAGAACCAACCAATCTTGTCCTTGATTGATCGCCCCGACTTATCTTTGCGTTGATAGTTAATCTTCAACTCTGGTAGACGGTTCGATGGTCCTGTGTTGCTTCCACCTTCTGGTGCATCGTTGATACCCAAGATGGCATTGAGTTCAGCCATTTTTGCTGGATTTGCTACTGCTAAATCACCCATTGTGATCTCCTCTTTGTTAGGAATTTCAGATTAGAATAACTAAGTGCGTCAGTCAACACTTAGTTCCGTCTGTTCCATCCAATTTGGGCCATAAGATCCCTCGATGTCTAAAGGCAAAACGCAGCGGTACCCGAAGCGTCCCTCTAGCTCGTCTGTGACGCCAGTCATGGCCCACTTGAGCGCACCATTGACCTTTTCCAGTTCGTCTGGATGGATGTCTACGACGATGGAGTCATGCACCGTCAGGATGATCTTTGACTTCAGGTTAAGTGACTTGAAGATGGTCAGCGCACGGATACACGCCAGAGGGACTTGATCCGCTGTAGCAAAGCTCTGAACTGGGAAGTTAACCACTTGCGTGTGGTTGGTAATTCTTCCTGACCGAAGCCGTTTAGCTCCGGGGAACGCAAACTGTCTGCCACTCGGTGTTTGTATAAATCCTCGTTTGAGAACTTGGTCTGCGAGTTCGCCGTGCCATTTCTTGAGGCCTTTGTAGACATTGAAATACTCCTTAAAATACGTTTGCACATGCTCCGGCTCACCTGCGCCCATGCCGCCGTAGAGGGGGCTGAACGTCACAGATTTTGCTGCGGAGCGTTGGTCCTTGGTTACCTGTTCTGGTGGTATTTGGTGGATGATTGACGCAGTCTGGCTGTGTACATCCTTGCCGTTCAGAATGTCTTCGATGATCTGTTCGTCTCTGGATAGTTCCCCAGCGACTCTAAATTCCAAACCACTGAAGTCCCATTCTCCGATGAGACCGTTCTCGAACCGACTGACAATCGCCTTACGAACCTCGAACTTTGATCCCTTGGGTAAGTTCTGGAAGTTGGGGTTAGTAGAACTCAGGCGGCCCGTCGCAGTCACAGTCTGATTAAAGGACGAGTGCAATAGACCAGACGGTCTAGTCCATGTCTGGATGCCTTTAACGAAACTGTCGAGGTAGGTACTGATAGCATTCAGGCGGCTGATCTTCTCTAGAAACTCTACCGCAATCAGGTTGTCCTTGAACTTGGCCTGACTGATCAGCTTCTTGATTGTGATCTTGTCAGTCTTGAACCCATTGATCGACGCATCATCCGCCGACGTAGGATTCAGCTTCAGTCCCGCTACCTTACCGTGTGGTATGTATAACGCACCTTCGCCATGACATACTGGGCATTTGTTTAGCTGCTTAAACGGCGTACCGTCTTTGCGCATCTTTCGAATCTTGCCTACGCCTTCACACTCGATGCAAGACTGAGCCACCGTCCGATATATCTTCTGGGTCGTCTCACGTACTGCACGAGAGAAGGCCGCTGCATTCATCCGAGGCGGACGTAGCTTCTTCCCTCTGTGATCGACGCCGATGTTCCATGTTGTACGATGTACTTCTTTGTCCATCACCTGACGGCTGTAGATTACCTTCGATAGATCCGCACCAGAGTTTAGGTTGATGGGTGTATCGCCCATGACTTCGGTCACGATCTCGTCGAGACGTTTCTCTAGTGCGTCCTTCTCACGCTGATAGTTGCTGCCGACTTCGTTCAATACGCCGAGGTCAATCTTGATGCCGTTGCCTTCGATCTCTAACAAGAAATCCATCATGTCCATCATCAGATCCATGACCTTGACCAACGGCTTTAGCTCGTCTGTCGCAAAGTCGTCTTGTTGTTGATAATAGATCTCGGCGCATGAGATTACGTCGGCCTCTGCGTACTCGTGTACAATGTTCAGAGGCATAGCCTCGAAACCAGTGCCAGACTTGAACATCTCATCGACTAGGTCTGACTTCTTACGAGTGACGTTCCTACGCTCGGCTGTAGCTTTAAGCGACAACTCGGTGCGCTGGCCTCGTGCCAGTATATATTCTGCCACCATCGTGCAGTATATACGTTCTGGTATACGGAAGCCCATCTCTAGTAGCCAGAAGGCGTCGAACTTAGCATTGTGGCATACCATTACGTCGGCCCAGTCTAGGGCTTCTTGTAATGCATCACGACTATCAGGCACTGGCTGTTCGTTGTGGTAGAAGACAGAGAACTCTACGTCTAAGAACACAGGATCGCTCTTAGCCCAGTAGAAGGCTACCGCTTTGTTGTTTGGGTTCTTAGGCGAGTTGTCTGTTTTATCTCCGAGCTTGCATACGGTTGTTTCACCGTCCAAAAACAAAACATTCATTTGTAGTACATTCCCTTCAGCATCTTTTCGAGCATCAGGAAGTGGTCAAGGATCTGTAGCTGCTTTGCCACAAGATGATTTGGTTCTTTTTTCTGCTCGGCTTTTTTCTTATCGATTAGTTCATAAAATTCTTGGAGATCAGTCTCATTCAACATAACGGCTTACCTCTGGTTGAATGTTGCAGATGATCGTTCCATGCCATCCGCTGAGTTTGTTCTTAGAGATCGTGACAAAACGTGTGTGGTCTGGCTCATTGCTCTCCACTTCAGCGTTATGTCGGCCTACACCAAGGATCAGGTCAGACTCTGCCGCCTTACCAATCTTGGAGCCTTCCATCATCGTGAAGGATAGTCGGGTCTTTTTCTCTGCATCCGCAGAAGCCTGAGACACGGCTAAGACTGCACATTGCTGCCTCTTGGCTACCTCACGAAGGCGGCGATAGAGTTCCCGCAGCCGCTCGTGTGATGCGTTGTAGTTGCCTTCAATTTGCACCTTGTCCGCCTGATCGATGATCAGTACGTCTACCGCCTCGGATTCACACTTGGCCTCGATCTGGGCCAGCGTCCAATCCTGTATGTCGAACATCTCGATGTTGTCTTCGATGTCTTCGAACTTCTTACGGCATAGGGTAGGGGCATCAGCAATCTGGTACTTGTCCATGCCAGACCATGCTTGCATTGCACGGTACATAGTACGGCTAGTCTGTTCCTCGTTGCCTAGGTATAGGACTTTGGCTCCTTGCTCACAGAAACCACCCGGGGCGCAGCATAGACTAATGACAAATGCCGTCTTGCCTGTGTTGGGTGTGGCGAAGATAATCCCGAATTCTGCGGGACCAATACCATAGCAGACTTCTTTGATCGTTGAGATGTTAAACGCCCAACGGGAATCATCTCCGGTTTGAGCCATAAGCTCAAAGATGTCTTTCGTAGTCGGAGTACCAAAATCATCGGGTTTGAAGCCATCGGAACTCTCCTCGATTAGCTTGCGTAGCTGTTGTAGTGCGTCGTAATTCCCTTGGTTAATCGCCACGCCTAAGTTGGCAATGTCTAGTCCACGGGCCTGACGCCACATATTAGTAATCACATCAGCCGCAATGTCGTCAGACATTGGGTCGGTCTTCGAGATGACGTTAACCAGATCCTGAATGATTGCTTTGTCTGATGCGGTAGCTACTGGGTTTTGCATCTCATACAAGGCCATCAGTTCCTTGGCTGTGATGTCATGGTCATACTTATCATGTGCCGCAATCAATACTTTGTAGAGATCTTGGGCATCGTCTCCGAAAAAATCGGCCTTCAGTCGGCTCTTATTCTCTCGGTAAAATTGGCTCGATAGTAGGTTCCTTAATACTGCGTGGTCCAATCGGCACTCTCCTCTTCAAGTTAGTTAGGATTTATTAAGTGGCACGACACGCACCGATCTGTCAATAGTCGGCATAAAAAAAGCCCCGCCGAAATGGCGAGGCCTCTAAGTACCCCTAGTATGGGGAAGGTCTAGTTGTTGCGGAACTTCATCCGTTTGATGTCTAGTGGAGCATCACCCCGACGCTCTTTTAGATCCATCTGATAATGGACAACTCTACGATTGCCCGTCACGATATTCTTCAAGGCTGCTTCGAGCTTCTCTTGCTCTTCGGCTGCTTCCTTAAACCCTTCGAACTCAAAATCGATGACCAAGATCCCTCTGGCTTTCATGGTTATACACCCTTTCCTTTAGTTTTACGTCGGTACTAGGTTAGCTTCGACGGATATTTGTTAATGCAGAAGATCGACTGCGTATGATTGGCGGCTATAAGGAAAAGGCGGGGGGACCGCTAGGGGGATTCTGTAATGAGGCCGTATAAACCATCATATTTATAGGAAGCTCTGCGGCTTTAGTACGTGACCGCATACGGTTAACTCTAGCATTGCTACTGCCGCCCGAGATGAACTCCCAAGTGAAGATGCTGTTTACCGTAGTATACTTTGTATCTGTTCGCCAGTAAGGCATTTAAGATCGGTCTCCGTAAATCTTACAGTAGCATTACACACTGACTGCACACTCTTAACGAGAGACAGTGCCTTGGAACTCGCATCTTTGTCAAGGACTATCAACACATGAGTAAAATGGCGTAACCTAGCCTTAATACGGGGCGTCATTCGTGTGCCTAGTAATGCGAATCCAGAATAGCCGTCTATCCGAGACACAGAACATGCACTAGGAGTGTCCTCTACTAATACGGGGATACCTTTACCTACTAATATACCTTCAGCCGTATTGCCGTAGGTAAACCATTTAGGTGTGCGGTTGTCTAAGGCTCGGCCTACAGCCCCCTGACCGTCTTCGGTATAGAATAGGACTCTATTATCTCTTGGGGCGTACTTAATCTTGATAAGACCTCGATTGTAAGCCTCTAGGCTATTCACTGATTCGAGATAGGCCATAGCCTCTGGATGATGATCTACTGAACTGACAATCGATGGTAATGAGTTGTAGTATACAGCCTTAGTCTCACGCCTATGGATGTAGTCTTTAACTCCAGTGATACTTCTACCGACTCTGTATGAGCCTTTGACTCCGCATGAGGCTCTAAAGCAATTCCACAAGAGCTTACCGTCTTGCTTTAAGATCCCAAACTTCTTTCGTCCGCCACAGAATGGACAGTCTAATGATCTCTTCTCTCCATCTTTGATCTTAATCGAGGATAAGATGTCGATTTGATCCCTGTACGAATAATGCATACTAAACCTCTATAGGGGATAGTTCGGGGCCAAACGGCCCCTCACTTATATCGCTAAAAAAACATTTGTCTAGTGCTTAAATTAGCACTTTGGTAACGGCCCAGCCACTCCCGTTTCCTGTAAGCCATTGGTTTTGTTATTGGATCGCATAACCTGAAGGTCGTAGGTTCAAATCCTACTCCCGCAACCAAGTGTCTGAACTCATTAGGCTTTATGCCTACCAATGGGGTGGAGTGGGTTTTAGTGGTGTCATTCCGCATTTTTTTGGCTTCTTTCTTTAGCACGTCCACGTTCTTCCGAATCCATAGGTCTGATTTCTGTTGAAGGCTCATCCTTCTCATAGTTTATGTGGTCTTCGATGAAGTCATACACCACCTGCATGTCGAGCTTGGCTGCGGCACAGTAGAGTACTAGCCTAAGGCCTTCCTCTGCGAGTAGACCACGGGCGTGTGCGTCCATGTGAAAGGAGTAGGTAGCTGAACCGTCTTCGTGTTCCTCTACGGTCTCTACTCCGATTATTCCTGCGTCAGTATTCATTCTTCATACATCCTCAGTGCTTCCCACGAGACAGGGTACAGCCTCATCATCTCGTCATTGATCTGATCGGCTACTAGACGGCTTTCATATTGTGTGTCGGGCTTACAGCGTAGGCTACACATACGAGCAAAGGCATCTAGGCTACCTGACCAGTACCATTCAGTCATCATGGACTGTGGCAGATGCATCCTAGCCTGTTCTGGGCACACGCCTTCGTCCAGTTGCTGCTTGTAGAGGTCAGCCATTAGCTGGTTATGATACTCTACATTGGCATTGGTCTTAACTTCACCTTCACTGCCTTGTTTCTTATCCGCACTACGGCCTCGCCAAACCTCTGGCACGTAAAACTCTGGTGCATCATCGACGTATCGCCTCGATACCTCGTTCCACCGCAGAAAGGAGTGCTTCACGAGTTGTCGAGCCACAAAGACTGGGGCTTTAACATGAAACGACACGAAGCAGTGACCAAATGGGCTGATGTGTTTCTCTTTGGCTAAGAAGACAATCAGCTTCCTGTCTTCATGCCGCAGGACTTTAGGCTCACCCATATGTACACGGGGCATGTAGCTGCTTTTCTTTCGGAAACTAACTCGTGCCGCATTGGCTACGGTCAGGTCATCACCCATACATTCATTCAGTGTTACTTCAATCAAAAGTCTGGCTCCCCGTTCTCGTCGAAGGTAGGCATACGGTACTTGTACTCACGTTCCGCATGGGTTTCGGTTACATCATCGTGTGGTAGCTCTGGTGATAGGACACCTATTAGCTCTAGTTCTCGTGCCATAGACACTGGGATCTCATGTTCCATTAGTTCTCCTTAATTCATCACGAACTGCTACAATCAGATCGATTAGACGCTCGGTTAACACTTGGGGTGGCTTGCCTGTTAGCCGTCTAAACTCTTGCTCGAAGGCTCTTCTGGCCTCATTGACTTTTTCACTCATCCAAACCTCTTGTTCATGGCACTCTCCGCCAGTTTCTTTGTGGGGCGTACATACACATTCAGTACGTTGCGGCTCATGTGGCCTGTGACTGATCGTAGTTCGTCCTCGGTACATCCCGCCTCTGCCATCTCTGTGGCTCCTGTACGGCGGAGATCTCGTAGTTGCAGGTGTTCTGGTAAACCTGCGGCTTGTCGGACTTTGGCGGCATACTTACTGTACAGACGGTTGTCGTATGCCTTGCCTGTCGTCTCACACAACACGATAGGATCATCGTCAGAGCCTCTGGTAAGGCCTGATAGACGTTGTTTGAGGCGTGGTGAGACTTGTATCTGTATCTCGGCCTTGGTCTTCTCTTGGATAAAGGTGAAGACACCGCCAGTGTATTGGCTCCAAGTGACTTTGCGCATGTCTCCCGGCCGCTGGCATAGGTCATAGCATAGTAGTGCGAGTGTACCGATGCTGTGTAGGCCGTGTTCGTCCGCCTGAGATATAAACTCGGATACTTGCTTGGGTTCCCATAGCACTACACGAGGCGGGGTCTCGGTCAGGCCCATCTGAGCGAATGGATTGACTGCATTCGGTGCTAGAAAGCCTCGACGGCCTGTGAACCATATGCGGCGGAGTATCTTACATACGCCATTGGCACGGTGAACACTGTAATTCTCTCGAACTGCGTCGTAGACCTTGTCTGCCATTGCGGCATCGACGCTACGAGCCAGTACCTGACCGAATGGTGCATTAGAACTGCCAATACGAAGGTGGGCTACGGTCTTGTACAAGAACCTGTACGTCCGTTTGGTGTTCTCTGCCTTATGCTTGAAGGCTTTGTGTTGGGTGTAGAAGTGAAACAAGGCATCTACAGTTTCTCTGTCGAGCTTTTGCTGCTTCTCACGGGTTCTCTCGAACTCTTCTACCGCCCTAGATATCATGCGGCAATGTTCTACGGCCTCTACACGGCTTTTGAACTGTTCGTAGGTAGCTCCTACATGTTCTCGGGCATAGTCAGACGGGTTACAGACCCATATTGGGCCGTCCTTCCTATCCCTTCTCTCAAGGTATTTGATCTTCTCCTGCATTCTGTTAACTCCTTAGGTTATAACGCCCTTAATCGCTACACCACGCACCTAGTTAACGTCAAGCAAATCTTTTTATTGACACCTAGCTATACTTTGCTACCATACACAGGCGATTTAATCAGTCGCACCTCCCTGTAATGAACATCATGTTCAACTCCGTACTCCCCGAGCTTCGGCTCGGGGTTTTTTCATTAAAAAAGGCTCCCGAAGGAGCCTCTCAGTCTGCCACTGGCACGTCAAATATTAACTGCTACCCACTACCCTAGCCAAGGTAGTGTAACCTTCGTCGTAACCATCATCCAGAGCAGTAGTACTGATTATAGTGTCGGAATCGAATTGAATCACAACCTGATCTTTGTCGGTATCATCTACTGATTCCACTGCATTAAGGAGAGCGTTGGCTAGTTCGTATGCTTCGTGTTTATCAATGATCATGCTTTCTCCTGCTTTTTTTGAGTATCACGCTGGGGCTTGGACTAAATACGAAAACTACTGGCACGTCAAGAATTAACTGCTACTCCAATATCCACCCCACCTTACCCACAAATACCCACCTAGCTATCCACTCATCTGCCCCCTGCAACCACCGTTTTTTTGGCGGCGGCGGATCGGTGCAGGGCAGGGGCAAAGTGCGGTTTCGTCATCTGATAAACAAAGAACTGGACACCGATTGCGCACCGAATTAATCGTGGGTTTGGGGCGGTTCCCGTCCCGCAATTCTAACTGGAGAAAATGACCAAATGACAAATGAAACAGACAACGTGATCCAATACAAAAAGCCAGACCAAAAAGATCGGTTCGAGGTGATGTTTATGATCAGCCTCGAAGTTGAGGCAAATGATAAAGAACACGCCCGACAGGTGGCAAAAGACGAATTCGAATTTTCAGATTTGAACTACGCCGACATCATTGTGAAACCATTAGATAATGAGGCCGCCGAATGATGACCTGTGGAATGTATATGGTGGCCCATAAACCAGAGGGCAAACCAAACAACGATGAATTGGTTTTTCTAAAACTGTGTGAAACCGAGATCGAGGCCAACCAATGGGTCGAGCATCATTGCCAACACCTGATAACTGATGTGCGATTTGTTCAGGTGGATATCTCAGAACCGTGGGAGCATAACGATGACTAATATGCTAACCATAAAAATATCGCCGAGGGCTGCCAAATTCTTGCAGGAAAGGCTGACCGATTTTGTGCATAACAAAATGAAAGAACGCACCCCGCTCGAATTTGATGATGGGCTTGCCGATTTGATCGCCGAGGTTCGAACCATCCAGAAATTAAAAACGGCCTATGAAATCCACTATGCCGAATGCACATGCTGTGACGCAGCCGACACCGAGAGGGCTTGCTAATGACTGATCATGCATTGCCTGACCTGATGATCCTAATTCTGATTGCAGGGGCAGGACGGCCTGACGAACGGGCCTTTCCCTTCCCGACAGTTCGAAGCCCGCAAAGGGGCGGCCCCGATGCGTTCCGCAGCCGAGACGATTTGGACAAGGCCGCCGAGGGTCTACTCCGCCGAGGGTATTTGCGCCGAGCGAAAACCACGGTTCGGGATCATGTTTGGCGCACGGTTCGAGGTGTCGGGGATGTGACCCTATTTGTGACCCCATCGGGCCGAAGGGCGATCAACTGGTGATGGATGGGCTATACAGGCTGATTGGCTTCATCACATTCTGGGGTCTGGTTCTGTACTGGATCGCCTCATAAAAAAGAGAGCCGCCCTTCGGGGCGGTTTTTTCTTGACAGGCCGTAGAGCCGCTCAGAGGCCCGCTGAGTGGGGGGAACGGGGCCGATAACCTAGACATCAAAAAAATGCCTTCCCCCTACTCAGTGGCAAAAACAGGTTTTTTTGAGTGTATAAAGCCTGTATTTTATATGTGTTTTTATCCGCCTATATATATGTATCAAACAAGGTGCATGTTTCGTGATTTAACAAAGTGCTTGTGCAGCCAATGAAAACCGTGTTAAGGGAAGGCACGGGCGGTGTGCCCGAATGAAACTTTTAACTTGGAGATGACCAGATGACCCTAGCAACCGAAGCAGACGCCGTAAGAGAATGGGCTTGGAATGTAGGATATGAAGACCACTACATTAACCAACAATGGATATGCTCGAACTACGACACTTGGGAACGCAACCCCCATTATACTGGGCCAGAACAGGCGCACCCAGAGAGTGAAGACTACTATTACGAACAAGAGGCCGAGGCCGAGCGGATCGCCCTACAAAATAAAAAGGGCATGGACATGGTTTGGCTGAAATATTCGAAACCAGAAAATTTGCCGTTTGAATTTCGCAACCAACCAGAATGGGAACCCTGCCGCAAAAATTGCGTTAGCCCTTGGGGAATGTTTGGCCCAGTGCGGGATGGTTTCTGGGATGAGATGGGTGAAGAAATCCCTTTTTAATTCGAAACGCCTTCGGGCGTCTGACCACCTTGGGCAAGGGTCACTGATGAGAATGCCCCACAACTTGAAGGAATGACCAAATGAACACTTTTGCAAATCTACAGCACCTATCACCTGAGATCATCAGCTTGGCGCAGGAACTACATAAACGCCAACAGGCCGAGGCCAAACCATCCGCCGAGATGCTGCGCCTTTTCCCTGCGTTGGATAAAACAGGGTTCGAGGCCGAGGCCGTGCCAACCGCCCACGAATTGCCTGATGGATCGTTTGAGGAAATCCCCACGCACATTGGCCGCCTGATCCGCCGCACCGATACGCTGCAAGCCTTGGGTGTTGTCGGGGCACGTTATGCCATCGCACAAAACACAGACCTTGCCGACAAATTGGCCGAGGGCTGCGAGGCTGCGCTGCCTGCCCACGCATTGCAGGGGATCGAACTAAAAGAGGTCACATCCAAAAATGGTGCGTTCTCTCGGTTCGAATATCGCTTTCCTAATCTCGGCGCAGACATCCGCCAACTGACAGGCCGCAGCACTCAACTACAATTTCGGGTTTCAGTATCCAATGGGTTCGGCGGTCAGGCGATCCGCACAGTGGCAGGAGCTATAGATTTTTTCTGCGATAATGGGATGGTGCTAGGCGATTTCGAAACCTCGATTTTCCGCCACACCTCTGGGTTTAATCCAAACAAGGTGCGTGATTTCGTGCGCCTCGAAGCAGACCGTTTTAACGAGCGGGTGCGCATCTGGCAGCGTTGGGCATTAAACGAGATCACACCCGCCGATGCCGAGCTTGCATTGGAACATGCGGGGATGTCGGGCCGAGTGATCAAAAACATCATGGAACAGTTCGATTTAGAGGCGCAGGAACGTGGTTGCACAACGTGGGCTTTATATTCTGCCCTGACCTATCGTGCGTCCCACAATTCGGATCGCTTCAAGGTGCGTAACACTGGCATCGATAATGTTGCCGAAACACTAGACCGCCGAGAGCGTGAGGTTTCCCAGATCATCGCACACCCTGCAATGGAATATGTCGGGATGGTTGCATAGTCGAAACGGGGCGCAAGCCCCGTCCGCAGGACAAGGCCACCCTGCGCTGATGAGACAGGCCTAAATTCTAACTTGGAGAACATGACCATGAACAAGATTTCACTAGACGGTTTCGCCGCAGATAACGCCCCAAAATGGGTTCGCACTAAATCCAAAAACGCATGGGGTCAGGCGTCGATCATCGCCGAGCGCAAAGCCCTTGGGGCCACCCTTCAGGAACTGGCGGATGATTACGGGGTTTCGATGCCCACGATTTCCCGCATCATTAGCACACAGAACGTAGGCAAAGCCCTGCGCCGTGATCTGAAGAACACCCGCCTTGCCTTGGAGCAGTCCCAGAAAGATTTGGCATGGGCCAGAAAAGATTTGATCGAGGCCGAGGAACGGGCGGATTCATACAAGGCCGATTTGAAGGCCGCATGTTTTCGTGCAAACGAGGCCGACAAATTCGCCACCGAAACTATCGAGGCCTTACATGCGGATCTGGCAGCATCGAAGGCCAACGAACAGGCCGCAGTGGATCGCCTGACCGATGGCGACAGTTGGGCCAATCGTTGGCAAAATGAATACCTGCAAGCCAAGGCCGATTTAGAGGCCGCCGAGGCGCAGATCGATCAGATGGCAGAACGCCTTGCAGAGTGTCGGAACCGTGGTTTCTGGGCACGGGTATTTAATCGCTGATTAGTCGAAACAGGGGCGGCTGCTGTCGCCTCTGTCTGTGGGATCGAAGGCCTACCCGCACTGATGAGACAGGCCACAATTTTAACTTGGAGTTGCACATGCAATTATTGACCAAAACCATCCGCCTTCAACTAGAGGCAAACGCCAAAAACCCTGATGCTGATCACAAGCCCGTGGTGAAGCTATTCAATCCCGTAGGGGCCGCCACATGGCTGTTGACCGAGATCGAGGGCGACACCGCTTTCGGCCTATGTGACCTCGGCATGGGATCGCCTGAACTAGGCAGCGTATCCATTAGCGAGTTGGAGGGCATCACATTGCCCCTAGGTCTCAGCATCGAGCGTGATCTGCATTTCACCGCCGATAAAACGATTTCACAATATGCCGAGGCCGCACGGGCCAAAGGCTATTTGGAGGCGTGATCATGGGCTTGGATATGTACATGACAGGTGAAAAGTATTTCGTGCGGGACTACGGGAAAAAAGTACCTCATGCATCGCTGATCGATGAGAACGAAGGCCGCCCCCTCGATACTGAGGGGGAGCATATCGAGAGCGCAAATTACCGCCTCGGATACTGGCGCAAGTTCGCACCCCTGCATCATTTCATCGTGAATGAATTTGCAAATGGTGAAGACGATTGCCAGCGCATCGGTTTGGGCCGTGATGATCTGATCAAAATTGCCGAGGCCATCGAGGGCAACAAATTGCCAGCTAATGAAGACTGCGGCGGGTGTTTCTTTGGATCGCCCGAATGGTGGGATGCAGCCAGAGTGGACAAAGCCCATGCAGCGACATTTCGAGCGGCTGCGGTGTGGTGCGAGGCTGCGCCGAAGTACGAGAGCGGATTGCTGAAGCAATGGCGCAGCGTCCATTATCAGGCCAGTTGGTAACAGCCCCACAAATAAGACAATCGAAAGCCCTGCCAATCGGTGGGGCTTTTCTTTATCCTGAGAGACGCTGAGAGGCCGCAGGAGAGCGGTAATTGATCGGGGCCGCTATGTCGGGTCATCTGGGGGCGTTTATGCGCACTCAGCGGGGCGCACAGAGGCTCTGAGCATCCGCCGCCTGATGTTGGGCGTCCGAGGCGGCAGATCGAGCGGGTGGCAGGGCCGAGAGATCGAGCGACAGGCCGAGGCGGTGGGCCGAGGTATTGCAGCGGGTCAGGGGATCGATCACAGGCCGAGGCGATGGTCTGGTGGATATCGTGCATCCGCAGCCCCCGCCCTCTGGCGATATAATCCCGCCAACGAAAGCAAACCGCCCGAATTCATCAGCCCACGACGAAATCACGAACCGCCGCCCACCCCACGGGGGATGGGGTCTGCGATATATCGGGCCGAGAACTGCTAGGTATACGAACAAGCCCCCGAAAACACGCACGATAGGCCTCAAAGCCCATGAAATAAGGGGTTTCGGCGCACAGATCGCACCCAAATCACCCCCGCCGCACCCCCATGCGAGTGCCACCCCGGGGGGTACCCGTTAGCGTATACCACTTCTCCCAGAGATTGGGATTTCAGCACCGTAAATGGCCCCGAGCCAGCGTTTTGTCAAAATACTCGGTGTAATTTTCGGGAGTTTAGGCGGTGTAATGTAAACCAACGAGCGTCTAAGCCTTAATTCGGTGCTAAATATAGCACCTAAGTATTGACCTAAGGCCCAGATTTAGCTACCTTAGGCCTATTCGAGACTCGTTCTCGGGTATGCGCCAGCTAGAAGGACCACGTATGTCGGATTTTGGCGTTAGTTTAGACCTTGAGGTGCCTCTGTACCTAGAGCATGACCTCGAAACGGACGATGATGGGACGTTATACCTGAATACGTTCCTGTATATTGGCGAGAATGACGACTCGACTGAGGTTCGGATAGAATTCCAGCCTATTATTGAGACGGTCATCGACATTGCTCGTGATTTTAACGACGGCTACAAGCAGTTGTATGGAATTGCGCATGAATTCGAGCGTCATGCATCCCGAATGAGGGATCTGGCGGAGAAGATGGAAGAATCTATCGTGAATGTGGGCGATCTCTTCGAAGTAGGGGATCTGGATGATGTGGAGTGAAGAAGAACTCGCTGATTTCTCCAAAGCAGAGATGCTGGAAGCCCATGTACGGAAGAAACTAGCTCAGAATCTGGCGGTAGCCGCTAATAGGTGCAAGGAAGCAGGGATTCCGTTTGATATTACGGTAGAAGACCTGATGCCGGCTCCATTACATTGTCCCGTCTTCGGTTATAGACTCGATTGGTACAAGGATGGACGTGGAGCGGCGGATGATAGCCCCAGCATTGACCGTCTGATACCTGAAGACGGATATACGGCAGGGAATGTGCAGATCATCTCCAACAAAGCCAACCGCATCAAGAATGACAGTAATCTGGAAGAGCTACGAAAGGTAGCTGAGTGGGTAGAGAAGCGCATAACAGAAAAGGCCCGAGCCAATAAGCCCGAGCCTCCCCAGATAACATCACTCTCCTATGGTAGGGTATAGATTTAGCCCCCCCTAACCACAGTTAGGATTTTACCATGAAATTAGCTAGTGGGCAAGTTGTAATTTAGCAACAACTCTTACCGTTGACCTATCTATGCCGTCTGAGGTATAATAATAGGGTGGCGGCTACACCATTTAGTGGTTAGGCCAATGACAATCAATCTCATATACATCCGTGCAGCCATAGAGGCGAATACTGGCGTGAGGCTCAGTCTAGAGCGCACCCGAGAGTATCTCGTAGAAGAAGGCCTCATTACCCAGCGACAGGCGGATGAAGAAGCAGGGATCTTCCGAGGCTACGGCGAGTTCTATAACGAGGACTTTGCATCCAGCCTCATTAAGGAAGATCCGCAGGACGTTAAAGAGGATCTCGAATGGGAGGTCCGTAATCTGGAGAATTCTCGATGAAAGTGCAAAAGGCAAATTGTGGTGCGTCTGTGAAAGCAGCAATGGGCGGCTACATGGAAGTCGGTAAAGGCAAGGGCTTTAGCTCTGGCGGTATGGCTGAGAAGAAGCGTACTGACAAAGCCAAGAAAGACGGCTCCTACAAGAAAGGCGAAGTCGTTGAGGCCAGCTACGGCGGCATGGCGAAAAAGAAGAAAAAGAAATGACGGCTTGGGTAGCACTTATCTATTTATGCTCACCGTTGGCGGATAAGTGTACATTGATAGGTTCTACCCAGCTATTCTACAAGAATGAGGCCTGTCTCCAAGAGATGGTTAAAGTCGGACAAGCCTACGAGTTCCAAGGATTCACAGTCGATGGTTATTGCCATCGTATAATCATTGACCCGATAACATAGCGGGTATTCCAATTCAGTCAGTACTACGCACCCAACTAGGTGCGGTATAATTACCATAACCAGACAATGGAGGTAATTATGAACTGGCTAAAGAACATCTTTCACAAAATAGCAGAAGCACAAGAGAAACGGGCACAGTACTGGATGCTCCAGAACTTATCCGACAAAGAGCTTCGAGACATCGGCATAGGCCGAGGACAAATCAGGGAAGCGATATACGGAGATGCTGGCTGAACTTGCCGCTGCCAATGCCGCATTCGGGGTCATAAAAACTGCGATCTCCAATTCCAAGGAATTAGCTGATTGCGCTAAATCTATCGCTGCATTCGTCGGCGCAGAAGAAGACCTCAAGGCCAAGGCAGAGAAACGAAAGAAGAACCCTTTCAATAAGGCTCTAGGTAAGGACGCCAATGATTTCGAAGAGTTCTTGGCCCTTGAGAAGATTGCCCAGCAAAAGGCTGCCCTCCAGTCGCATATGCGGCTATTTGGAAGGCCCGGAATGTATGATGCGTGGGTCGAGTACCAAGCTAAAGCCCGTACCGCCCGTAAGGAAGCTCAGAGACAACGTGAGAAAGAACGGCAAGAACTCTTAGAGGTTCTGACGTGGGTCTTCATAGTTCTCGTGGTCTGGGGCGGGGCGGGTTACGGCCTATACTACTACTTCACACGGTAAGAATATGGCTATCGATAAATCCAAGATGAAATGCAACAAGCCACGTCGGACGCCAGATGGTCCGAAGAAGTTTGTGGTCAAGGCTTGTAAGGACGGCAAAGAGAAGATCGTCCGATTTGGTGACCCTGACATGAAGATCAAGAAGAGCAACCCGAAACGTCGAAAGGCATTTCGGTCCCGTCATAATTGTAAGACGGCGAATGACAAGTTCACCGCTCGTTATTGGTCATGCAAGAATTGGTAGGTCAGTATGTCCCTAGTTAAGAACATCAACAAACGAAAAAAGGCGGGTACTAGCCGCTCTAAGAAGAACAGCACCATAAGTGATAAGGCATATAAAGATATGCAAAAGGGCTGGCCTAAGAAAAAGAAGGCCAAGAAGTAATGAAGGCCTATGGACTCCACGGCACCTTAGAGAAGGTTAAGAATGCTAATGGCCCAGCCCAGCATCTTGCCTGTGCTATGTGCGGCCTAATTATGGCGGGAATGTTTGCCACCCATGTAGATACCATTTTGATCTGCGCATGGGGCACAATGAGCATTCTAGTGGTTGCAGCTACGGTATGGCTCCCACGTATCCTTTTGAAGTACACGCTACTAGCTGATTTCATTCTGAGTATGGTCGTACTGTTTCAGTACATGATGTACGAAGAACCAAAGCCGATGGAGAATATATACTACACGGCGACTGCTAATGGGATGGTAGAGGCTGTACGGCCTATGACCCACATGCCCATGACAACAGTAGATGAGGTAGCACACGCAGCGGCATTGATCTGGTTGGCGGGGTGGAGCCTGTATCTAGCAAACCTAGTCCACAGACAGATTCTAGAACACAAGAGATTCGTAGATGTCCACTGACCAACTAATTCCCATCATCGTTGCTTTAGTATCGGCAGGGGGTCTTTGGACCTATTTGTCTAAACGTGCAGAACACAAGTTTAAGGCAAGTCAGGAAGACAAAAGCCAACGGGCAGAATTTCAGGAAACCCTGAAAGAGCAAGTAGAACGGTTATCCGAAAAACTGGATAAAGTGCTTGCCGATAAAGAACAGTTGCTGCGTGAAGTCTCAGAGCTAAAGGCCTCATTGGCCCGAGCCGAGGCTACAATCCAGCATCTTGAGCAAAGGTTAATGAGCAAATGAGCGACGGTCCAAAGAAACTCACTGACAGGCAGGAAGCCTTCCTAGACGCTCTTTTAGGAGAAGCACAAGGCAATGTACGTCAGGCAATGCGTATAGCAGGATATTCAGACGCTACTCGCATCAACGAAGCTATCGCCCCAATCAAAGACGAGATCGTAGACCGAGCGTCTATGATGCTGGCGTCCAACGCACCGAAGGCCGTCTTAGGTATTATCGGCGTATTAGATGATCCTAGTGCTATGGGTGCTAGGAATGCTGTGGCGGCTGCCCGTGAAGTCTTAGACCGTTCAGGTCTGGTGAAGAAAGAACAGGTAGAAGTCAAAGGGGTAGAGGGTGGCGTATTCATCCTTCCGCCGAAGAAGTCTGAAGAAGATGGCTTGGGATAACAAAACCCGACGTAATAAAACACAAAGCATCCCGTATGCTTACAAGGCGGACGAAGAAGATCCGCTACTACTCATACCCGACGAGGAGATTGTGGCCCTTACCGAAGAGGCTATGGACTACCTCGACAAAGGACACTCACTCAGAGAGACTGCACATTGGTTATCAGAAAAATCTGGTAGAACGATATCCCACCAAGGCTTGAGCAATATTTGGCGGCGACATCGTAAAAGTGAAAGACAAAAGACACTCGATAAGTCTAACCGCAAACGCAAGCCTAAGACATCCAAGGAAAAGGCAGAAGCTCGGTTGAAGCGTAAGATAGCAGACACGAAGCGTGTCCGCACTATGACCGAGAAGAAGCTGGCTCAGTTGGAAGAAAAGGAACTCCCCGAGAGGCTCGGGATGCCTTCTCAGGGCATAAGCGAGGAGCTAGACTTTGAGGCAGTACCCGAAGAACGGGAAGTCATATTCAAACCAAACCCCGGTCCGCAGACAGAATTCTTGGCGGCACCAGAAAGAGAAGTCCTATATGGCGGGGCCGCAGGTGGCGGCAAGAGCTTTGGACTACTCGCAGATCCCCTCAGATATTTTGCTGTACCTGACTTCAACGGACTCATCCTTCGACGCACAAACGACGAGCTTCGAGAGCTTGTGTGGAAAAGTCAGGAACTTTATCCGAAAGCGTACCCGGGAGCGAAATGGCAGGAGAAGAAGAGCCAGTGGGTCTTCCCGTCTGGAGCAAGACTATGGATGACATATCTGGAACGTGACGAAGACGTTCTGCGTTACCAAGGTCAGGCCTTCTCCTATATTGCCTTCGACGAATTAACTCAGCATCCGACGCCCTTTGCGTGGACTTATATGCGGTCTCGTCTTCGTACTACGAACCCTGACCTGCCAGTCTTTATGAGGGCGACTACCAACCCCGGCGGTCCCGGACATGCTTGGGTTAAGGCGATGTTTATCGATCCCGCACCTGCGGGTCGTCCATTCGTCGCCACTGACTTAGAGTCTGGTGAGCCACTTCTCTACCCAGAGAACCATGAACGGGCAGGTGAGCCGTTGTTCTATCGACGGTTTATCCCTGCTACATTGAGAGACAACCCTTATCTCTTCGACGAGGGCACCTACGAAACTAACCTGCTATCTCTACCCGAGATGCAGCGTAGGCAGCTACTCGAAGGGGATTGGGCTATTGCAGACGGGGCTGCATTCCCTGAGTTTAAGCAGTCGGTGCATGTTACAGAGCCATTTGAGATCCCAAGTGATTGGCGTCGATTCCGTTCTTGTGACTACGGCTATAGCTCTTATAGTGCGGTACACTGGTTTGCTATTGACCCATCTTACGAAACACTTTATTGTTACCGTGAGTTGTACGTTAGTAAGCACACAGGCAGGGACTTAGCTAAAGCAATCCTTGACCTAGAACAGGGCGAAAGTGTACAATATGGTATACTCGATAGTTCTTGCTGGCATAATCGAGGACAGATCGGACCAAGCATTGCAGAGGAAATGATAGCGACAGGATGTCGTTGGAGACCCTCAGATCGTAGTGCAGGTGCCCGAGTAGCTGGTAAGAACAGACTCCACGAACTGCTAAAGGTAGACGAAGAGACCGAATTGCCCGGTATCGTATTCTTCAATACCTGCCGACAAATCATAGCAGACTTTCCCGTTATCCCGTCAGACCCGAAGGGATCGGATGACATAGACCCTCGATATAAAAGTGACCACGCATATGACTCGGTACGGTACGCCGCAATGTCCCGTCCCAAAGCCTTCTCTCCATTCGAGATGAGCGGCAAACCCATAACGCAGTGGCAACCTTCAGACTCAGTATTTGGATACTAACACATGGCTTTAATGGACCGTCCCGAAGATCTCTCTACCGACGCAAAGGCAGATGATACAAATGTCATTGCACTGGAAGAGGATGGAGATGTAGCTCAAGAGAACCTAGAGTTCTCGGGATTAGTTGCGTACATCAACTCACAATATCAGCGATCCAAGACTCGCCGTGAGATGGACGAGGAACGATGGCTTTTAGCCTATCGTAACTATCGTGGTATCTACGGGCCTGAGGTACAGTTCACCGAGACAGAGAAGTCTCAGGCGTTCATTAAGATTACCAAAACCAAAGTACTCGCCAGCTACGCACAGATCGTAGACGTTCTGTTTGCGGGGTCAAAGTTCCCGATTGGTATCGAGCCACGGAACTATCCTAACAACGTCGCCGATTCAGTCTCCTACGATCCTAAAAAGATTACTCCAGAGAAGATCGAAGAGAAGCTAGGCAAGCAGGTAGGTACAAAGAACAACGTAGCCCGTCCCGACTTAGAGCGTGACGCTGGCTTGTACAATAAGAAGCTACAAGATGTCGAAAATGATCTCGAACTTGGGCCGGGTGCTACGCCGTCTGCGGTCACTTGGGAGCCAGCTAAGAAAGCGGCTAACAACATGGAGACCAAGATCCATGATCAACTCGATGAGACAAATGCGGACAAACATCTCCGCTCTGTGGCTTTTGAATGCGCTCTATTCGGAACTGGCATCCTTAAAGGTCCGTTTGCTTTTGATAAAGAGTACCCTCGCTGGAATGAAGATGGTGAATACGATCCGCTCATTCAAACCATTCCGAAAGTAGAAAGCGTAAGCATCTGGGACTTCTATCCAGACCCCGACGCCCGTTCTATGGCGGATGCGGAGTTCACAGTAGAACGCCACCGCATGAACCGCACACAACTACGTGCGCTAAAGAACCGTCCGTTCTTCCGTGAAGAAAGCATCGAACTCGCACTGGAGTTTGGTACGAACTACACACAGCACTATTGGGAAGACATCCTAGAAGACAACAACGTCGATTCAGACATCGAGCGTTTCGAAGTTCTAGAATACTGGGGTGTGATGGATACAGAGACTGCCGTAATGGCAGACTTGGATATTCCTGAAGAGCTACAGGATCGTGACGAGATCCAGATCAATGCATGGGTTTGCAATGGTCAGATCCTACGCTTGGTTATGAACCCGTTTACTCCTACTCGTATTCCTTACTCATCCGTACCATACGAACTAAACCCATACAGCTTCTTTGGCATCGGCGTAGCCGAGAATATGGAAGACACGCAGTTGCTGATGAATGGCTTCATGCGCATGGCGGTAGACAACGCCGCACTGTCTGGAAACCTACTAATCGAGGTCGATGAGACTAACCTAGTTCCCGGCCAAGACATGAAGGTATTCCCCGGCAAGATCTTCCGCCGGCAAGCCGGGGCACCCGGACAGGCCATCTTCGGCACTCGTTTCCCGAATGTCAGTGGTGAGCTAATTATGATGTTCGACAAGGCTCGTCAGTTGGCTGATGAATCGACTGGTATGCCTTCGTTTGCACACGGCTC